CACAAGGACACATTCACGAGATTAAGATTTTATATTTTATATTATCCTAGAACACTTAATTTGTTTTGTTAGAAAAAGGGAGATGCAATATATAGCATGCTGACAAATATTAATCTTATTAATATGCATCATTGTTACGTCATCATACGTACATAACCACATGTATTGCACTTATATATTTAGTCCTGTCAACCTAGTAGCTACGGCGTGTAAGTCTTTATATATTACACAATAAAACTTTAGAAAACATTACATGGTGTCAGAAGTGGGATGCCATAGAAATCATTAGAATATGGCATCACACAACTATTGGGCTGCACCGAAGGAATTGTCATTCAGTGGCAATGTCAGCGAGAATTTTCGCAAATTCGAGGAACACTGGGTTCTCTTTGAGAAAACAGAGCTCAAGGAACGAACAGAAGAGGAGCGATGTTCATACTTTCTGCTCTTTGTTGGAGAGAAAGGCCGCGACATCCATAAAACACTAACATTCGAAACGCCAGAATTTGAAGTTACAAGCGGAACGCGTACGTGGAAACGAACCACAGATGAGCTGAGAAAAGCGTTCAGAGAATACTGCAGTCCAAAGAAAAACCTCACGTACGAGCGACATAAGTTTAACATCAGAAATCAAGAAGAAAATGAATCCATGGACCAATACGTTACTGAACTACGCACTCTAGCGTCGACATGTGAGTTCGAAAACCTTAAAGATGGTCTGATACGAGATCGAATTATCTGTGGGATACGAAACCAGGCATTAAAAGAGCGTTTACTTCGCGAAGCTGATCTAACCTTAAGAAAAGCCGTGGATATCTGCCGCGCAGCAGAAGTCTCCAGAGAACAAGTCAAGTCCCTAACAGACAGTAGACCAGCCGATGTTGACGCGTTAAATAAATCATACGGAAAACCGAGATACGGAAATTTCGACAGCCAACATAACGATGCAAGCAAAAACTACAACAGAAATTCCACATGCGGTAATTGCGGTCGACGACACGAAGCTAAATCCTGCCCAGCGTACGGTAAAGAATGTCACAAATGCCATAAACTCGGACACTTTGCAAAATTCTGCCGATCTACTCAGAAAGTACGTCAAACAAGACCCATTCGCGAAGTCGAGTACGACAGTGATTCGTCTGCATACGGCATCGATACAGTCAGCACAACAACCACATCACGTCCCGTGGAAACAATCCAAGAACATACTCCAAACGAACACGCTAACCTGACTATCAACCATAAGACACTCCGATTAAAACTTGACTCGGGTGCTGAGACCAACATTCTGACTAAAGCAGATTTCGACAACGTTGTTCCCAAACGCCAACGGACCTCCAAGATGAGACAAAGCAACGCAAAGCTGACAGCTTACGGGGGACATTCTATTCCAGTTATCGGCAAGTGTTACCTTAGATCTCAATACAAAACAGTCTCGAAAGTTATAGAGTTTCATATCGTAGAAAACGGTAAATCACTACTCGGCTGTAATGATTGTAAAAGCCTGAACTTAATTACATTTCACAACATTGATCAATTGCACAGCGGCAAACTCAGCGACCAAGCGCCCAGCTCAGGAAATACAGTTAGCGGACTCGATCGTGCCCAGATTTTTGACAAATATTCTCAATGTTTTGCGGGTATCGGGCGAATTTCCGAACCATATCACATTAAAATTATGCCAGACGCAACCCCAGTTGTCCACCCACCGCGAAAGCTTCCCGCCGCGCTGAGAGACAGAGTTTTAGCAGAGCTTAACGATATGGAAACTAACGGAATTATACAACCAGTCACTGAGCCCACGGCATGGGTGAATTCCATGGTTGTAAACGAAAAACGGTCAGGCAAATTGCGCATTTGTATCGATCCTCGCGATTTAAACAAAGCCCTGTTGCGAGAACACTACCAACTGCCCACTCAAGAGGAAATCACTAGTAGACTTGCAGGCGCCAAATATTTTAGTAAGCTGGATGCCACGTCAGGTTTCTGGCAAATGCCTCTCGACGAGGAAAGCTCATATCTAACAACCTTTAATACACCATTCGGGCGATATCGGTTTACAGTAGTCCCTTTCGGTGTAACATTCGCGCAAGAAGTATTTCACAGGACAGTGCACGAGAAATTTCGCGACCTGCCAGGGTGCGAAACAGACATTGATGACATTTTGATTTGGGGCCGCACAATAGATGAACACGATCGAAATTTGACACGAGTACTAGATCGGGTCTTAGAGATTAATATGACACTTAGCCGGGATAAGTGCCAATTTCGTCAAACTGAAGTGACATACTTAGGAGAGACATTGACACAAACGGGAGTTAAACCAGACATTACTAAAATTAAGGCTATTTTAGATTACCCCCCACCGACATCAAAACAAGATGTACAGCGCCTCTTGGGCATGACAAATTTCATCGCCAAATTTCTACCGCAACTATCTGACGTCACTGCACCGCTACGAGAGCTCGTCAGGAAGAACATTGCCTTTCATTGGCTAGAGACACACGAACAGTCATTTAGTGCGTTAAAAACATTAATTGCCAAATCAGAAACGCTGCGATATTACAACGTTTCAAAACCCGTGACGCTTCAAGTCGACGCGTCACAGCATGGGCTTGGTGCTGCTCTGCTCCAAGATCACGGTCCCATCGCGTATGCCTCTAAAGCGTTGAACGAGACACAACGTCGCTACGCACAAATTGAGAAAGAACTTCTAGCTGTACTTTTCGGCTGTAAGCGTTTTCACCAGTACGTATATGGACAACCTATCACCGTCGAAAGTGATCACAAACCCCTCGAGGCGATTTTTCGAAAGCCACTGTCGCAAGCTCCAAGTCGACTACAGAAAATGCTCATGCAGCTCCAGGCGTACGACATTACACTGGTGTACAAGAAAGGTACAGAAATGTACATCGCGGATGCTCTATCACGAGCACATCCCGCTGACATTGTTTCCGAACAGTTTGAGCGAGATATCGACTCTGAACATTTTATCCACCTAATGTCCTCGGAGTCTTACGTGACCGATCGCAAACTACGAGAAATTCAAAGCGAGATCGCCACCAACGAGGCGATGCAATTACTCGTGAAACAAATCCAATCTGGTTGGCCCCAACAACAATCCTTGATCCCAGTACCACTACGACCGTACTACCCATACCGAGATGAACTGACTACCGCTGATAATCTGATCTATAAGGCTCAGAACATTCTAATTCCACCTAATCTTTGTGAGAACACTTTACACAAGCTACATCAATCCCATCAGGGCATAGAAAAGACGAAGAGATTGGCTCGAGAAAGCATCTTTTGGCCTGGCATGAATTCTCAGATCGAAGCCCTAATTTCAACCTGTTCCACATGCCAACATCACAGCAATGCGAATCAACGTGAACCACTCCAACCACACGAACTTCCTACGAGACCTTGGCAAAAGGTTGGTACCGATTTGTTCGATTGGAAGGGCAAACCCCATCTGATCGTGGTTGACTACTACAGTCGTTATCCTGAGGTAGCAGAACTTCGGGACACCAAAGCCAGAACTGTTATAAACAAAATCAAGTCCTTCTTCAGTCGACACGGCATCCCTGAGACTGTTATCTCCGATAACGGCCCTCAATATTCCTCTAAGGAATTTGAAGAGTTTGCTACAGAGTACAAATTTACCCACACGACTATCAGTCCCAAATACCCCCAGTCTGGTGGCCTCCACGAAAAGACAGTACAAACAGTTAAGAATATACTCGAAAAATGTCGTGTAACCAAGCAAGATCCTTACCTTGCTCTGCTAGACTACCGAAACACCCCGATTGATGGAATCACACCAGCGCAAGCACTGATGAGCAGGCGACTTCGATCCAACATACCCATTTCCCAGCAACGACTCAAGCCTGAAACGATTAGCCACAACAAATTCGCCACCCAACGCACTCAACAACAACAGCGGCAAAAGCAATATTTCGACCGACATACTAAGACCTTACCGCCCTTGCGTGTTGGAGATTCGGTCCGATTTAAAAAGGATCCACAGTCACCGTGGACTCGCGCGAAAGTCACGGCAAAGCACCAAACACCTCGAAGCTACATTGTTGAGACAAGCAGCGGTAACCAGTATCGGAGAAACCGGGTTCACCTACGCCAGACACGCGAGAAAGAAACCGAACCAATCCCTGACGACCAAGAATGCAACACCGCGACCCCACAACCTACAGCACCAACTCAACCTTCAACAAGTGCTCCACCTCCACTGAAAACAAGTCGCTATGGACGGGTTGTGAACCAAAACCCAACATACAAGACATAAACACCTCTGTCATATACACAAGGACACATTCACGAGATTAAGATTTTATATTTTATATTATCCTAGAACAC